AGACCCATCGAACTCAGACGGAGCAATGATCGGTCGAACGATCGGCATGTGGCGATGGGATCGCGCGTTGAGTGCCGCCGACATCGCGGCTCATGTCGCCGACGTCTGGCTGACATCGGCCTCCTCCTCCGGGCTGCTCATGCGGCGACGGAGGGCAGCAGCATGATTCTTCCACCCGGCTCAACCTCGGTTTCGATCGACATCCAAGTCGTCGATGACGCGGGCCTGCCCGTGACCGGACTCGTCTCGACGACGCTGCCGACGATCAGCTACACCACCGAGCGCGGCGCGACGACCTCGATCTCGCTCTCCAACCTCTCGACGCTGACCTCCGCCTTCAGCTCCGGCGGCGTGTTCGAGCGTGCGAGCGGCTACTACCGACTCGACGTGCCGAACGCGGCGTTCACGTCGGCGGGCCGGACGACCATCTTCGGCGAAGCGGCGGGCAAGCGGGTGATCCCGGTGCGGATCGAAGTGCGGAACGTCCACGCCAACGCGGTGCAGATCGCGAGCACGGACGCGACACATCAGCACATCGTCGCCGGGGTGTCGCAGATCGCGACGCCCGCAGACCTCGACATCCGACTCGCGGCCGGCGATGCGGCCAGGGTGGTGCTCGGCAAGGCGATCTTCCTCGGCGGCAAGTTCCGAATCCCGACCGACCGCGGCTCCGGCGCGAGCGTCGACGAGATCGCACTCGACGACACGACCGGCCTCACACCGGCGACGACGGCCTACGCCTACGTCCAGCCGTGGGAGAGCGGCCGGCCGAGCACCGAGGGCATGACAGACCACGAGCTGGTCGTCCTGGGGGCGCTGAACACGCACGGGGTGAGCACGCACACGGCGGCGGGCGTCTGGGCGGTCGCGACTCGCACGATCACGGGCGGGACCGTCACCAACCTGACCAACCTGCCCGCCATCCCCGCCAACTGGATCACGGCGGCGGGCATCGCCGACAACGCCATCACCGCAGCGAAGATTGCCAGCAACGCCATCACCAGCGCGAAGATTGCCACGGACGCCATCGGCGTGGCACAGATCGCGGCCAACGCTATCGGCGCGTCTGAAATCGCGGCGGGTGCACTCAACGACAAGGGCAACTGGAACGTCGGAAAGACCGGCTACAGCCTCACGCCGACAACCGGACTCGGCAACCAAACCGCCAACATCACCGGCAACCTCTCCGGCTCGGTCGGGAGCGTCACGGGCAACGTCGGCGGCCTCACTGGATTCAGCCAAGTTACATTCGAGCAGATGGCTGACACGATTGCGACCAACCTCAACGCGACCGTCAGCAGCCGTCTCGCTTCGGCGTCTTACACCGCGCCCGACAACGCGGGCATCAGCACGCTGCTTACCCGCGTCCCTGCCGTCATCGACGTGAGCGACCTCAACACGTTCGCCGACCGCTATCTGACGATGATCGAGGTCGATGGGCCCGTGTATCGATTCACGATCAACGCGCTGGAACAGGCACCGGCCGGAGGTGGCGGGGGTGGGGGTGGCGACGCGACGGAGAGCACGCAGCTCAAGATCCTCAAGGTCCTGCAGGCGCAGCAGAGCAAGTAATATGGCCAACGAGCTATCAGTCACTCAGCAAGGCTCGCCGACGCTCTACTCGATCCTCCGGCGTCCGACAGACGGCTTTGTCTGGAACGGCTCAGGCTTCGTCTCCTGGTCCGACGGCTCGCTCTCGACCTACGCGATCAGCCTGACCCCCAAGGGCGGCGATCTCTTCGCGGCCGATCTTCCGTCGGGCGTGAGCAAGGGCACCTACCGGGCGTTCTACCACGAGCAGGAAAGCGGATCGCCGGCGACAGCCGATCTGATCCTCGGCAGCGAGCTGATCTACGCCCGCGGCGCGACGTCCTCAAGCCCGCCGTCGAACATCGGCGACGCCACCGGCTACTATGCCGACGGCTCGGCACTCGAGCAGGCCTTCGGCACGGAGAGCGTCCGCGAGTGGTCGCAGCTCGACAACGAATCCGAAGAGGCCGACGTCGATCGGATCAACGCCGCGCTCGCCTACGCCGATGCGTGGATCGACGGGTACTTCCGGGGCGGACCCTACGCCGTGCCCCTCGTGCCCGTCACTGCAATCATGACGCGATGGGCGACGGCCGCGGCGGCCGAGTGGCTGTACCGCAACCGCGGAATCAAGGACGCCGACAACACCGGCTCCAAACTGTCCGAGCTGGTCGAGGCGGCCCTGGCCGAGATGGGCAGCTACCGCGACGACAGCCGAAGGCTCAACGCGACGCGAGCGGACTCGAGGATGCCGACGTGCCCGGTGGTGGTGATGTAAACGGCCGCCACATGCCCCATGCCCAGCCCCAAACTCAACATCGATCTCGACGCCGTCGAGCAGTACGCCACGCTCGGCTTGTCCCGCCGCGTGATCGCCTCGTTGCTCGGCTTCGAAGAAACCCGCATCCGACGCCGCGGCGAGGTGTCTGCCGCCTACGAACTCGGCCGCGCCAAGCGGATGGTTGCCGTCGCCAAGGCGCAATGGCAACTGCTGGCGGCCGGCAATGCCACGATGGCCATCTGGTTGGGCAAGAATGAACTCGGACAGTCTGACCACCCACTTCATCAAGGGAAGCCCGAACCAGAAGTGGACGCCTCGATGGGTTGACCTTCGGCCTCACGCCGTCCAACTCGAGGCTTGGAACTCGCCCGCCCGATTCAAGCTGCTCGTCGCCGGTCGACGCTCGGGCAAGACCGAGCTGACCAAACGACGCATCGCCATCGCGTCGATGGTCCGAAAATCCCCCGCCGGTCGGTACTTCGCCGCGGCCCCGACCTACGGGCAAGCCAAGCGCATCTGGTGGGACGATCTCAAGGCCATGATCGACAAGGGCTGGCGGCGGCGCGTCAGCGAGTCGGAGCTGTACATCCAGACGACGACCGGGGCTCAGATATGGGTCGTCGGCCTCGATCAGCCCGCCCGCATCGAAGGCACGCCGTGGGACGGCGGCGCGATCGACGAGTTCGCGTCGTGCAAGCCCGGCATCTGGGACGCGAACATCCGCCCGGCGCTGGCCGACCGGCGCGGCTGGTGCTGGCTGCTGGGCGTGCCCGACTTCGATGGGCCGTCGCAGGAGGAGTACCACAAAAAGTTCATGCAGGGCCTGTCCGGCAACGATCCCGAGTGGCGGTCGTGGTCCTGGCCGTCGACCGACATCCTGCCGCCCGAAGAGGTGGAGTCGGCGCGGGCACAGATGGACCCGAGGCTCTTCGAGCAGGAAATGCTCGGCCGCTTCGTCATGCGTGGCTCGCGGGCCTTCCCCGACTTCGATCCGTCCATCGACGTCCAGCCGTGCGAATACGATCCGGCCCTGCCCCTCTGCTGGACGCTCGACTTCAACATCGACCCGATGTGCTCGGGCATCATCCAGCACCACAAGGGCCACGTCCGCGTCCTCGACGAAATGGTCCTGCCGCACACACAGACCAAGGACGCCGTCGCGGAGTTCCGCAAGCGATGCTTCGCCCGCAACTGGTCGCTCAACAACCTGCAGATTTACGGCGATGCGTCGGGCCGGGCGCGAGACAGCACGTCGGGGACAAGCGACTGGGCCATCATCCGGCAACTGCTCCCCGAGGCCCGGCAACGGGTGCCCAACGCCAACCCGCCCGTGAAGGACACGATCAACGCGGTCAACCTTCGCATCCTTTCTGCGGCGGGCGAGCGACACCTGCGGATCGACCCGCGATGCGAGCGGTTGATCTCAGACCTTCGAAACGCACCGGCCTTCGGAGACCTCGAACCGCAACACTGTCTCGCGTGGCTGCGCTACTTCATCGTCTGGGAGTACCCGGTGATCGTTGACCATGGACCCTCGAAGATCGGCTTAGGATGAACAGTTCACTCGACTATCTCGGTGGCGCGGCACGTCTGGTCACAGAGCCCGGGGTTCCGCGCGACATCGGCACACAGCCGCCCGTCATCGGCGGACGGGTACCCGCGCAGTCGATCGCGCTCGTCGGCGGCATGGCCTCGGGCGGGGCCGAGCAAGAGCGGGCTGCAACGTCGACCTACCGCAAGATGCGATCCGATCCGACGATCGCGCTCGCCGACTCCATGATCTGCGGACCCGTCCTCGCCGCGTCGTGGCAGGTCGAAGCCGACGAGGGCGTGCCGGATGAATGGGTCGAGTTCATTCAGGGCATCATCGACGCCAACCGGGCCGACATCGTCATGCGGGCCATGCGGGCGATTCAGTTCGGGTTCGCCGCGTTCGAGCTGGTCTGGGGCGTCGACCAACAGCGACGATGGGTCGTCCGCCGGTGGCGGCAACTCATCCCCGAAACCGTCGGCATCGTGATCGACGAAAACAACGGGACCTTCCTCGGACTGGACGTCGGCGAAAAGCACGCCCGGCTCACGCCGCCGGAGTGCTGGGTCTGGTCAATCGATCCCGAAGGCGATGATGTTCGCGGACGCCCCCTCTACGAAAACGTCCGCCTCGCGTGGGACGAGTGGTCGCAGGTCCGCAACAACGCCTCGCACGCCGCGACCAAGGGCTCGCGAATGATCCCGATGGTCCACTACCCCAACGGGACTGCCGTCGATCCGAACGGGCGAACGATCACGAACTACGAAGCGGCGATGCTCATCCTCGGCAACCTCGCCACAGGACGAGGCGTCGCACTGCCCAACCTTGCGGGCGATGACTCGGCCCTGCGCGCCAACCCCGATCTGGCGGGCAAGAGCCAATGGGTGATCAGCTTCCTCGAAGCGGCCGGCGCGGCCTCGACCATCGGAGCACTGACTGAGCGGCAGCGGTATCTCGACGCCCTCAAGCTCCGCGGGATGTTCGTCCCCGAGCGGGCGGGCATCGAGGCGTCACAGTCGGGCTCGCGGGCGGATTCACAGTCGGCGGGCGATGTCCTGCTCACGACGTGCGAGCGGCTCAACAAGAGCATGGCGGAAAGCCTCAACCGTGACGGCGGGCTCGACGCAATGCTCGCCTACAACTTCGGACCCGACGCCGTCGGCTCGGTTCGGATCGTCGCGCCGCCGATCGCCGACGCGAAGAAAGCGGTCTTCCGAAGCGTGGTCGATGCCGTGCTGGCGTCGCCGATGCACCTCGACGCACTGCTCGACCAGATCGACTTTGACGCGATTCTTGATGCGATGGAACTGCCGAAGGCCACGGGCATCGTCAATGTGACGGCCCCGGCAATGCCGCAGCCGGGTGAACAGCCCGCAGTTCCCGTCCCCGTTCAAGGGGACTCAGAATCGACGACCAGCGGCATCCTCAACGGCGCACAGATCACCGCTGCGATCAGCATTGTCGCCGAGTATCGCGAAGGTCGCCTGCCACGGGAAGCGGCCATCGAACTGCTCGGCAAGCTCGGAATCGAGCCGGATCGGGCGGTGCGAATGCTGAGCGGGCCGGTCGTGAGCAACCCTGCAACCATCAATGACCCCACTCCTCCGCAAGATTGACGCCGAGACCCGTCGGCTCGAATCGATCGGCGTCCGCGCCTCATGGGCGGTCACCCGTCGCGCCCGCGCCGATGCCGTCGCCGCGATCCGAACCTTTCGCGATCCGGCCGACGCGATCCGCAAGGGCGTCGCCCGCGACTCCGCGATGGTCGAACTGCTGACCGATGCGATGGTCGCCGCCCACCTGAGCGGACGCCGACGCACGATCCTCCACGTCGGACCCCGAACGATCCGGCCCCGGCTCTCGACGGCGTACTCCGGCGCCATCGATTTCCTCGCCCGTCGACTCGAGGCCCCACGCGAAACCGTGGCGAACCTCCGCATCACCTACGGCGATCGGGCGGTCCAGATCGCCGCCGATGCGAGCAACGCACTGGCCGAATCGGTAACGCGGGCGGTCGCACGCACCACTGCCGAAGGCGAGGGGGTCCGCGGCGGGATCAAGGCCATCGCCGAAGCGTTCAACCGGGCAGGCGTCACACCGGGCAAGACCTACCAGCTCGAAGCGATCTTCCGGACGCAGACACAGATCGCCTACTCGGCCGGCCGGGCGAGCGGCTGGCGGGAGCCCGACATCGACGACATCCTCTGGGGCTTCGAATACTCGGCCGTCCTCGACGACCGGACCACCGACCTCTGCAACAGTCTCAACGGCGTTCGCAAGCCGAAGGACGACCCTTTCTGGTCGCGCTTCACGCCGCCGAATCACTGGAACTGTCGGAGCACTGCGATCGAGATCTTCAAGGACGAGCGGCTGGCAGTGGCGGACGAAACGCCGGCCGAACTGGAAGATCCGCAAGACGGGTTCGCGTTCAACCCGGGCGATCTGTACCGCGATCTGATTCGAGAGGCAGCATGACCAACACGGTGAAGATGAGCATTGACGAGGCGATCGACAACGCGATCCGGTTCTACAAGGCTGGCCGATACCAGGGCGCAGAGGACATCTGCTGGAAGGCCCTGACCTACGCACCCGGCACGCCGGACGCGTGGCACATCCTCGGCATGATCGCGTTTCAGCGTGGCAACCACGACGCCGCCATCGCCTGCATGCGCCGGGCGTGCGACCTGCTGCCGACGTTCGCCGCCTATTGGGCGAACCTGTCCGAGCCGCTGATCGCGTCCGGGAAGGCCGACGAGGCGATCCGGGTATGCCAGACCGCCCTTGGGATCGATTCTGGGCTCGTCGAAGCGCGAAACAATCTAGGGATAGCCTTCGACGCCGCCGGTCGCGCAGAAGAGGCTTTGGCAGCCTTGGAGGCAGCGCAGAAGGCCCGGCCGGAGTTTGTCGGGACGTACCCGAACCTGATCGCCGCATACGGCAAGCTCGGCCGGGTCCGGGACGCCATCGACATCGGACGCAAGGGCGTCGAGATCGCGCCCAACCATCCCGAAATCCGCTACAACCTCTCGCTGCACCAGCTCAAGGCCGGGCAGTGGATCGAGGGGTTTCAAGGGTACACCTACCGCTGGGCCTGCGCGAAGTTCCCGAGCCCGAAAATGGAAACCGACAGGCCGCAATGGATGGGCGAGTCGCTGGACGACAAGACGATCCTGATCTTCTCCGAGCAAGGCCACGGCGACACCGTGATGATCAG